AAAAGTTAGTTAATATGAGATTCTTAACAGCATTTCTAATTGCTTGATCATCTTTTAATGGAATAATATCACCACGGACTGGATGAACGTTAAGCCTTAAATCTAAATCTCTGTATTCTTTTGTCTTCGCTACAATAGAAGCACGGCTATTTCTATCGGTAAATGACTTATCCGATATATTAGTGGGTGATGAGGTTCGTTCTACAATTGCCATATATCTATTTATACCTTTCTAGAATTAGAATACTATTTTATTAACCTCCTGCGATCACATTACCTGAGCCTTGTGCCGAAGCATTTGGAACCCAGCTACCATGACCACTTGTTGAATCACCAATACGATGAACACCTTTACCGTTTATAATTACCGTACTACTTTTACCTACAGCCTTATCACCACAACCGGTAGCATCACCTTCTCTCACCGCGGCCCTGCCATTTACAAACACATTAGGAGAACCAGATGCATAAGAAGTCTTATGAAACGGACTGGGGGTGGGACTTGCATGTCCTTGATGTGTATCTCCTACTCTTGTAATTCCTGGCATATTACTTCCTAGTTTAGATTAATTGTTCCAGCATCCATATCAATACCACTGCCACCGTTAATATCCATTGATGCTGCACTTGTTGTTTGACTACCGCTATAATCTTCAGTAACATTACCGCCAACAGTCTCATTAACATTCCCGCCGACCTCTTCTGTTACGTTACCACCGACTGTTTCGTTTTTATTACCTGTAACATCGATATTCCAATCACCTAAAATGGTTGTATTACAGTCTTGGTCTATTGTTAAATTACAAACACCTGTTATATGAACATTATCGTTACCAGTTGTTATTTGGAATCGGTTACCATTATTCTGTACAACATCGCCATTCGGGTGTATCTCTACGAATGTACCAGAGCGATGTCTTACATTAATTCTTTCAGCGCCTGGCGTATCGTCTATTTCAATGATATGGCCAGAGGTTGTTTGTGTTACTTTATTATTTGGATACTCTGCTGCATAAGCTGTGGCAGGCTCTTCAGTTACAGTGTCGAGCTCTCTTTCAATTGTATTAGTGCCACGTGCTAATAGATTAGTATCATTATAAACTTCTTCCTCACCCTGTAATAATGGATATGTGCCAGAGGGATCAGCAAATCCTTTATCCGTAGCAGGTTTCTCTCCATAGGTAGAAGCTATTGTACCCATAATAATAGGATCTTGTGCTGATGGTCCATCTCTAAAGAATCCAACAACCCAAGAGCCGTTAACTAATCCATGTGTAGTTGTACCAATACCAGATATATGAGCAGAGTTAGTTGGACCCATTACAGTTGCCCAAGGTAAGTTATCAGTGCTTAAAACTGCTTTATCTTCTGTATGATAACCAAAGCATCTTACCTTTACTCTATTCATTTCCTCAGGATCAAATAGATCTTCGACCACCCCCGTAAACCACGCAAACTGTCCACCTATAAACATATCATCTTGCAGCATCTAAATTCACCTCACTTGAATCTTTTTGTATTGTTAAATATTGATAAAAACCTTTTTTAAATATGTGCTGTATCTCTGTTATGACGTAAATGCCCGACTGCATCTTATCGAGACCTGAGCCATCAGCTTCTTCCTGAGCTTTGCGTATTTCAATCTTTATTTTATCGCCTGCTTTAATATTAAAATCACCAGCTATTTGTATTTTATGCGTTTGATTATTTAAATTCTCTAAGTATGCATTAGCCTTTTGTAAATCTAGAGAAGCGATTGACATATAGTTACCAGTTTCATTAAAGGCTTTACTATTAAGCGATATAAAATAGGTTTTAGCATTAAGGTGTTCATTTAAATTTAAGTCTATAATCTTAGATTGATCAGAGGTAGAAAATGGCTTATATTTGTTAAGCTTATGCAGCGCATCGCTATATTGGTATTGTGTAGTTTTATACGATTTATTAGCTATATCTAAAGTTTGCATATTAGACGAATACGCTCCCATGAATGCACTAGTTAATTTACTTTGTCCATACTCTGAAGACATTTCTCTAATTGTTTGCCTTTCGTACTCGTAACCTTCTTCTGTTTCTAATTCTATGTCCATATCAATAAACGGGTGATAGCTATAAGTATCATATACATCTTCATTTACTATTTGCTTATATGACGTTAAATGCATCTGTCCATTATTACTCAAGGACTGATAAAAAAAGTACGGAGTGCCATCATCAAACGATTGTTTAGTTAACCACCGTATGGCTTCTAATGGTCGTATATTGGGAAAAATGCCACGAATATTATCCTTAGAGGTTCCTTCACTTTTTAAATTTTTAATTTTTAATTCGCTATTACATATAGACTTAATAGAATCTGAAGGGCTACCTGTAAAATTTCTATAAACTTTAGTTAAATTATTAATGTACATATGCTTAGAAACAGCACGAATATTATACGTCTGCATTCCTGGCTTTAGTCTAACGTAATCAAATATTTCAGCTATAATTAATTCTAATTCAAATTTTACTTTAGATTGTTTTTCGTTGCGTTGAACACACAGCTTAATAGTTTCATTACCTGAAATTTTAAGCTTTTCCATTAAGTTAATAGCATCACCAATTGACAATATAACTTCTAATGATGGCGAATCGATTGATTCATATATTTCAAAATAAGCTATCAATTCGCTTATATCAAAGTCAAAGTTAGTTCCATCGGTGCTCAATGCATTGGAGGTAATAATAGCATGCCTAATTTCGAACGATGTGGGCGAAGTAGCCTTTCCGTCAGGCCCTACTCTATTATAAGCAGAACTACTCATTAATTAGTCTCTCAAATTCTTCTACAAATTTACCAATATAATTTGGATTAATAACCCTAATTTTAGATCGATCGTCGTTTAATTGATTTACATATTGCCTATTACTAACATAGCTTAATGAGGTATCTTCCCACGCTATTCTGTATGGATTTCCATCTGGACGATTTAAAAATATGTCTTCATTCTCTAAAGGGTCTATAAATTTTGTATTAGCGTATTGTCGCTGTATTCCATTTTCAAGTCTATAATAATGATGAGGCGCATCTGCATAGTTCCATACAAAATCTGTTATAAGTCGACTACCGCTACTCAAGCCGATAAGTTCCTCAAAGTCTCCTTCATTTTTGCCACCATTTCCAAAAAATGAACCATTCACATCCTTAAGAATTAGTTGGTTTAAGTCTACATCCTTTTTAAATACAACACCTGTGGCTCCACTTGATCCACCTTCTACGGTTTCTCCTATTTCAAATTTACCAGATAACGTAAACTGTGAAAAAATTTCTAATGTATTATTAGCATCAAATTCAATATGAGTATTAATTGCAATTCCGCTGTATTCTTCTTCAAGATAAGCGGATAACATTTCTTGACTCATTGGCCATACTTTATATCCATCATGTAAAAAATCGTTAATAACGAAGAATGTCCAATAAAAATCAGTAGTTCCATATAGTTTTTGTGATACAACATCAGGCCTTTCGCCATTTTCAATTTCATAAAATTTATACATTGAAGTCTCATCGAGTAAATTTTGCATAGGTCTTACTGATCTAAATATGTTAACCAATTGCATAATCGAACCATCGCGGTTTAGATCATAGTTAACTGTAGGAAATTGCTTAAAGAAACTCATAGGTTAAACACTCCGTTTAGATTCTGGATATTTAAAATTTTGCGAGGCTGTATCTGGGCCAACGAAATCACCATTATTGATATATAAATCGCCGCGTGTGAGCTGTCGTTGCTCCTGGAATGACAATCCTATAGTAATATCAGTAGGAGAACCATCAGTGTGGTACATGTTGCCGTTGCTATTATATGTTGTGTTCATTCCAACTAAGTACGAATCAAATATCTTAGGCATAAATTTATTTGGTTCTTTACCTTTCATAAATTTAATTCTAAATAAAGGAGGATATTTTAAAGCAAAGTTACCTTCTCTTTCAGCGTACATATACTTTCTAAAGGTGTGTTCTATAATGCGAATTGTTTCTGCTTCCTTAGAACTTGATGCGACCAATTGGAATGATATATCAAAGGTACGAATGTTAGAACCTTCATATGTTAGAGTAGTTTGGTTATTAAGAGCAATACCTTTCTTTTCTAATGCCGCAGCACCAGCGCTTAAATCATCACTAACACCCAGTTTATTTAATACTGCTTGACCTATCGCTAATGCTTCATTATTAGTTACATCAGTTCTATTTGCCCGGCCGTTAGTTATGTCCTTAGCTGTCATACCTGTAACGGCATTAATTGTACCAAGATTAAGATTACCAAAGTTAGCACCATCGCCCATAGCTATACCAGGCGGTACGAATAAATGTATCTTACGAACGTCAATATTAAATTCCTTACCGATAATCTCAAAGGATACGTGATCACCGCCTTTTGAAGCGGATTCGCCCAATGTAGATGGAAATGCTAGGATAGATGACATATTTTCCTCTTATAAATAACTATTTAATATAACTTTATTTATAATGAATGGAAAGGTAATTTATGGCTTACAAAGGAAAATACCAAATTAAGAATACTACCAAATACCTTGGCGATCCTACAAAGGTAGTCTATCGATCGCTGTGGGAAAGGCAAGCATTTAAATGGTGTGAAAACAATCCGAGAGTTAAACGATGGAATAGCGAGGAGATTGTTATACCATACAAGTGTAAGACCGATGGTAAACTACATCGCTATTTTGTCGATCTTCTGGTTGAGCTAGACAATAAGGAAATTATATTAGTAGAGATTAAACCTAAAAAGGAAACTATTGCACCTAAAGAACCATCGCGTAAAACGAAAAGGTACATTCGCGAAGTAATGACCTACGCTAAGAATACATCTAAGTGGACCGCGGCTGATCAATATGCTAAACACAAAGGTTGGAAGTTCCAGGTATGGACGGAAGACACATTAAAGAATTTAGGCATAAAACTATTGAAGAGTTGATATAAATAGTTATATGGCTTCACTATTCGATACACTACAAGCAAACGCTTTTAGAGCTGGAATCACAGCACGGACTAAAGAGTCTCAAAAATGGTTTCAAAGTAATATCGAAAATATGCAGACACCTAGCCGTAGAGAGCTATTAAAGGATAAAGCATTAGAACCTGCAGATCGCATGCTATTTGGTAACATGTTCATGTACTTCTATGATCCTAAACATAAGGAGACATTACCATATTACGATAGGTTTCCTTTAACGATTATGCTAGAGCCAACTAAAACTGGTTTCCAAGGTTTAAATCTGCATTACTTAAGACCTGATATAAGGGCACAATTTTTAGATGAATTAATGGGACTTGGGCCTAAGAACGTAACTGATAAATCACGTTTAACCAAATTGCGTTATGATTTAATATCGTCGACAAAAAAATATAAAGAATTTAAACCATGCTTTAAGAGTTATTTAAATGAGCATGTGAAGTCTCGTATCGTAAGGGTACCGATGACCGAGTGGGAAATCGCTATATTCTTACCAACAGAACAATTTAAGAAAGCTGGTAAGGGTAAGATCTGGAAAGAATCACTTAGTATTGCGAGGAACTAATGAGCGTAGATAAAATAAAATCAGTAATAGCCAAACGTGGTGGTTTAGCACGTAATAATAGATTTAATGTTATTATGACTCCACCGACTCAAGCATTTGCTACTATTGATCCATCCACCGTTGTCGGTACCTTGTTAACTAATAAAAATGCTGGTATACAAAACTTCATATATGATCCACGCGACATAGCAATATTATGTGAACAAGTTACGTTACCATCACGAAGCTTCCCTACAATTGATTATCAGGCCGATAAACAGAGTAATAAGTTTCCATATACAAATATTGATGGCGATATAACCATTCACTTTATTGTCACAAATGATTATTACGCTAAGGTAATGTTTGACGATTGGATGTCTTCAATCGTTGATGTTGAAAATTATCAATTAGGTTATAAAGATGATTACGCAGTTGATATTGTAATACAGCAATTAAATCAAGACGATCTTCCAGTATATGGCGTTAAGCTAGAAAAGGCCTATCCTATTGAGGTAGGTGTAATCGCATTAAATAATACTGATGAAGAATTTGTTCGAATAACCGTTACTTTAGCGTATGATAAATATGTAGTGGAAGGACCAATTAGTAGTACGGCTAGTGCATTTAAAGCTGCTGTACCTAATCGATTATTAGATGGATTACCTGAAAAAATAGCAGCTAAATTTGGTTTACCGCCTAGCACAGAAGGTGAAACTAGAAATAGACTTAATTCAGTTGCACAACAAGCAGCTAATCGTGGATTACCAAGAAAGATACAACAGACTCGTGGTAATCTTAACAGGGTATCTCAAAATAGACCTAAAAAGCTTGAGGATACCATTAGACGTACGCGTAATAGGTTAGATGAAGTAAAAAGAAAATTTAAATTGAAATGATAGGAGTAGTAAATTATGGCTTTGCCAACGCTGAATAGTTCTCGGTATCCAGCAACAATTCCGAGTACTGGACAAAAGGTTGAATTTAGACCTTTCTTAGTTAAAGAAGAAAAGATCCTTATGGTTGCAATGGAATCTAAGGATACAGGCATGATGATCTCGGCCTTAAAGGATATTATACAAGCATGCGTATTTGATGAATTGGATGTTGATCAACTTACAAGTTTTGATCTAGAGGAATTATTCCTAAGACTACGTTCAAAATCGGTAGGGGAAAAGGTAAGCATTCAACTTAAATGTTCTGAATGTGGTGGAATGACACCAACAGAAGTTAACTTGGACGATGTTACAACTTCTGAAGTTTCGGCTCAAAAGCACATTATGCTAACTGATAGTGTTGGAGTAGAGTTTGCTTATCCATCAGTTGAATTAGTATCGCAATTAGATTTTGATCCA